ACAGTTGTGATTGATGGATACTTCTTGCCGTCAGGTAAGACATAAAATCTTTTACCTTTTATAGTCTCGGTTGTAAGCTCTATTGGTTTTGTGGGTAAGGGAATATGAGTAAACTTCTTTACTTCAAAATTCTTTTTAAAATACTCGTGTAATGGATTCATAATATAATTATAACACATACTAGACCAAAGGTCAAGCTATGTGCCTCGTTGCATATACATATCTGTCACTTCGTCTTTTGTAAACTCACCAAGCGCTCAGCTGGGTTTATACTCTACATACTGAGTTTTACCTTGATCGTTTCTAAATGCTCTTAGTGTTTGTTTTCTATTGTCGGTAGGACTCTTGTATGAGCAATGAATCCATCCGCTATTAGGCTCTTCAGGATTATGATACTCTAATATCAACTGGTCAAAATCTAAATTTTCTACAATCCATTTTGCTAATTCAGCATTTGGTGTGCCAAATATCTCGAAGTCGGCAGCCTGGCCTTTAGCGTGCTGTGAATTTTTTGATGACCCTATTGCTTCACATAATTCTTCACTTCTAAACCCACTTGATACTGTCACTGGAGTTGCATAGTGGTCTCTAACAGGTTGTAATATATTCTCACATAATTTTTGTAGTGCTGTAATCTGATCGTCATTAGGATTGTTGTTTATACCCTTACGCTCAGCCGTCTGGCTAGCCGTCATTTCTTTTAGGCTAAAGTTTTTACTTAGTTTCATTTATTTTCCTCTTGTGATTGCTACAATTTTTTTCAATTGTGCTTCTATGACTTCTGCTCTATTTGGCCAATGAATATAGGCCTCTGGTGATTTTGCAAGTTTGATTAATAGAGGTATGATTAGCTTTTCTAATGCTTTAAATTTTTCTCTTTGTTCTTTGCCAAGATTGTCTTTTCTCAGATCATACTCATCATCCATTTGTTTCTTAGCAATCTCTAATTCTGTTTCGTTTTTAGTGACAACTGTATCTTTTGTATCGCCCACTAACCTTGTAAGTTTATCTAACTTACTTTCTAATCTGTTTATTATCTCACTAGATACAGCCTTCCCCACACCGTCTGCTGTCTGTTTAACAACTTCTTGTGTTTCTTTACTTTGTGTCTCTGAGGGTTTACTCGCTACTGAGCTAAAACCCCAATCACCACTAGTATCAAAATCGTCTAAAAAATCGAAATCTGCCATGTATATATTTATACTTTCTTGTTTGCCTTCTTTGCTCTATGTTTCTTAATTACTCTCTCAATTTGTGTATCTTTTACTGATTTTTTACCATATCTTTTTGCTAATTCACTCTTAGGGTGTGCCTCTGATATCTTAGACATGACCTCTTTCCAACCACTATCAGTTTTACCATCCATCGTTCCTACACTAGATACTATATTTAATTGTGTTGGTGGTAGTAGTTTGATATGTTTCTTTTTAATGAGTTCTTCCATTTCAGATATGCTCATTAATTCTTCGTATTCTCGTTTTATTTTTGAATTGTAAAATCTATATGTTGGCACTCGCTACTCCTTCTTTAAACCAAACAGGCATTTCAGCAGGTTGTTTCCAAGTAGCAAATCTTTTCTTTTTCATTATATAATATTTTCTGTAACTTGCAACACTATCACCTGGTACTTTACATTCTTCAGGCATTGCTGGTGTTGCATCTGTACCTATAACATTTAGTGGTGAGTTTTTTGGTGGTATACTTAACAATATACCCAATTTTTCTACACACATATGATCCTTTGTATGATTATATCTTAACTTATATTCATTATTTAGTGCCATCATATGTCTATACAACCACATATAATTATAAGATGAAGACATTACCCATTGTGTGCTAGGGTGTTTTAACCAACCTGCTTTATAAATTATTGCTTCTTCATTAGAATTTTCTAGTCGCCATCTTTTAATTTTTCTGCCGTTCTTTGTATAATCAGTCCATTCAATACCATCTAATACTCTTTTTGCTGTGCAAAGCATTTGAGCAGACTCTAGTATCATTTTGACAACATGTTTATCACAACTCATTTGAGCTGCTTTAACTGGATCTCTATCTAAATAAAATATATTCATAGGTATAGTATATCACAATTTAATCTAGTGTACAAGCTTTCTCATAACATAATCTAACATTTTATATTCTCTTGCTAAATCAATAAGTTTACCGAACCACAATCCTTTGAAGTCATCACTTTGAGCATTGGCACAAGCCTTTGCTAGATTATCTAGTTTTTTGTATTTTGTTTTTATATCATCTAACTTCATATTCACTCCTTATTTTAGTTAAAATACTTTTTATCTTTGAGAAATAATGTTTATCAGCTGCATATGCGTCAAGTGTTTCTACCAATATGTATGGATCATCAATACCATTCTCTCTCAAATCTCTGTATTTTTTATATGCACCACCATTATTTAATATGCTCATGTAATTAAGCACACTATCACACTCATGCTCAAATACTTTTACACCCCACTTCTTAGGGTTATTTGAGGGTAGCATATGTGGCTCTTGTAAATTATATGTTCTAATACCAAACAAGTTCTTACCCACTCTAGCAAATCTACTATTACCCCAACCAGACTCTAATGCTGCCTGTGCTAATAATAATTCTACGTTTACTGGATATATATCAGATGTTGTATGTTCAATATAGTCAACACATTGTACAACATTATTTAAAAATTGTTGATTATTCGTGTGTTCAAAATTAGGTAGTTTAGGTTTTAATTCATCTGCTCTGGCATTACCATCTTTAACGTAATAATAAAAAGTTGTGGTAAAAAATGCTACCACGATTACTGCCATTAATGTTCTAACAACTATTTTAAAGTTTGCCATCTTTGATTACCTTTCTAATATCTTTGATAGTTTTCTTTTTATCTATCATAACGTCATACCACTTAAATCTTACCATGTGTTCATTACTAGGACCAATCAATGGCACATCATATTGTCTTTGAAAAGTTAATAGACCTTTCAGATACAAAGGCACAAGAAGATTGACCGTACCGTCTGTATGTTCTTTAGGCACCGTAGGTGTTTTAAAAAAACCTTTGCCTTTTACTAACATCTGTAATATATCTTTTGATTTTTTATCTAATTTCATTGACAATCATCACCTTTCCATTTAGTGCCTAATATACCATCTAAGGGTGATGGTTCTCTTTTTTTATTATCATTCATAGCGGCGTTATATGCTACCTTATAGGCAATGAAAAAACCTATAATAGTGATAGGCATACCTATGATAAACATTAATAGTCCGTGTGCGATATCCATATTATATTCCTAATCCTTCACTTGCAAATTCTGACCAGATACCTGGTTCTTCATCAATGGGTTCTTCTTTTTTATTAGTTTCTTGAAATCTGTAATCATTTAAAATTTTATTAACAGTATTTTTTAAATTGATATCTAGTTTTTCAGATACTTTTGGTGTCACTATATCAGAAGCAGCAACAATTTCTTTGATTTTATTGTAAGCAGTATCTCTAACTAAACTAATTTGATTAGATAGGTATTTAGGTTTATATGTCATAATGTTTTTTTGTCCTTTTGTTATCATTTATTCTTATAATATACCGTATTTAGGGCGGAAAATCAAGCAAAAAATGGAAAAAAATGGATAAAAAAACCCTTATAAATCAACACTTTTGAGATATAAGGGTTTTAAAATAAGAACAAAACAAGAACAAATTATTGGTTTTTCATAAAATTGTCATTCCAGTTAAATGCTTCTTTAACTAAGTTTGCTGTAAAACCTTTGTATTCGTTATTCACTCTTTTGTTTACAACAGTTATTAAAAACTTAGCTTCTTCAGCAGATAAACCTTCTAACATCTGTATGAAAAGCGTCTCTCTTTTATTTTGTGTTAGTGTATTGTCACCACCTTTTGTGAAAAGATATAGTCTTTTTGCTTCTTGACTTAATAGTGTATGCTCTGTTCCTATCGGTGCGTCATTTACAGTATAAGGAACATCTGCTCCCTTAGGTAGTAACCACTCTATGTTAGGATCAAAAGCACCTTTTAAAACCTGTCTCAAAGGTACAGAGTCGTGGTCTTGTAATACTTTTAATTTTCTAGGTTTGTCTTTTGCGTTGTTTATTTTAGTAGCAATCTCACTCATTAAAGGTGGTACTGATCTGCCTGCGTCTTGTAGTGCCTGCATTCCTCTTTTAGTTGCCAGTGCTGGGTGTGATTGTGTTGTATTTGCCACTTCAGGATTTGCGATTGATCCGTCAGCGTTTCTTCTAATTATAACCATTATTTTTCTCCTTAACAGTTCTTTCGAGTCTAAAATTCATCTATTGACTCGATTAAAGTTTTAAGTTTTTTGTTTATAAAGTAACCTAGTATCTTATCTCTAGTTGCTACTTTTACATCATTAAACTCACGATTTATATTTTGTTCTAGCCATTCTGGAACAAAACTTAAATCTATCAATTG